TACCGATGATATTAATTTTAGAAAAAATACCATTGGTTACGAACATGGTGATAATGTTCATAATCTAAAAGTTATCGATAACTATTTTAAAAAATCATTCTTAGCATTGATACCGGAAACAATAGGGACTAGTTTTATTCCTTTTATTACTGAAAAATTTTTAAATGCAGTTGTTACAAAAACATTATTTGTAACATACGGACAGCCAAATTGGCATAGTACATTAGAAAATGTACATGGATTTAAACTACATAATAAAATTTTTGATTATAGTTTTGACAAAATACAAAATCCGATTCATCGAGTAATAAAATTATTTGAAATGATTTCTAAATTTCAACATTTATCAGCAGCTGATTGGCACGATTTATATCTAATAGAACAAGACACAATTGAATATAACTATGATCATTATTATAGCAAAAACTATCTAAAATATCTTGCAAAGTTTGCATAGATACTGTATTATAAAACACAACATAAGGCAACGTAAGGAAACACATCATGGCAAAACCGTTCGACGTAAGTAAATTTCGCAAAAGCATCACTAAGGCAGTACCAGGGCTTAGTGTAGGATTTAATGATCCAGACACCTGGATTTCAACTGGTAACTATACACTAAACAAGCTGATTAGCGGAGAGTTCGACAAAGGAATTCCTCTTGGTAAAGTAACAGTGCTAGCCGGCGAAAGTGGAGCAGGCAAAAGTTATATTGCAAGTGGCAATGTAATTAAAGCTGCACAAGAGCAAGGTATTTTTGTTGTATTGATTGACAGCGAAAATGCACTCGACGAAAAGTGGCTGCATGCATTAGATGTTGACACCGACGAAAGCAAGTTGCTTAAACTTAATATGAGTATGATCGATGATGTTGCAAAAACAATCAGTGATTTTATGAAAGACTATAAAGCAGAGTATACTGACAAGGATCCCGAAGAGCGTCCTAAGGTATTGTTTGTAGTTGATTCACTGGGTATGTTATTAACACCTACAGATGTTGATCAGTTTCAAAAAGGTGACATGAAAGGTGATATGGGACGTAAACCCAAGGCACTAACATCACTTGTCAGAAACACAGTTAATATGTTCGGCGAATTCAACGTAGGACTGCTAGCAACTAATCACACGTATGCATCACAAGATATGTTTGACCCAGATGATAAGATTTCAGGCGGTCAAGGCTTTATCTATGCAAGTTCAATTGTTATCGCTATGCGTAAACTAAAACTTAAAACCGATGCAGATGGTAACAAAACATCGCAAGTACATGGTATTAGAGCAGCGTGTAAGGTAATGAAAACACGTTATGCTAAACCGTTTGAAAGTGTACAAGTTGAAATCCCATACGAAACAGGTATGAGCCCTTATAGTGGGTTAACTGACTTCCTTGAAGCAAAAGGTGTGCTCAAGAAAAGTGGAAATAGCTTAGAATATATCAGTCCAGTAACTGGTGAAGTTATTAAAATGTTCCGTAAGCCTTGGAATGCTAACAAGGATGGTGCACTTGATCTTGTGATGTCGGAATATAACGACCAAGAAGTTGATAAAGTTGAGGAAGAAATTGAATTCAATGATATCAATGAGAATCAAGTAAATACGCTAGATGATGACCAAGTAGTTGTTGCAGATTAAAGGATAACCTATAATGGATGTAGATACTATTAATCTTTGTTGGAGTATATTTCAGCGATATATTAAAAATTCCGACCAAAGTCATGCTGTTAGTCATCTAGTAACTGAGTTACTAGATGCAGGCATGCAAGATGAAGATATTCACGATCTTGCTAACATTGATAGCTTTTTTGCTGAGGCAGTTAAAGATAATAGCGAAGAATATGACGATTATGAAGCCGACGAAGACGATGGCTGGGATTAATGGCAACAAACATCCCATTTCCGATTAGAACTGAAACATCCTGTCTTCTGAAATGGAATTGGAGTACAATATTTCTTAATACAGGCGAAGTATCTGTATGTCACCGAAATAAAAGACTGAAGATACCAAAAGACAATTTTGACAGTTTCCACAATCTTCCTTACACTGTTCATCATAGGTATAGTATGCTAAGAGGTGAATGGCCGCACAGTCCAGATCACACTGGGTGTAAGTATTGTAAAAATATTGAAGACGCTGGAGGTCGTAGTGATCGTCAGTACATGACTGAAACACAAGTAGATCAGACTCCTGATGAACTAGTTAATGATCCTACTGCAGTTCTTGTAACTCCGGCTGTATTGGAAATATTTTTAAGCAATACATGCAACTTAGCATGCACATACTGCCGTGTAGGAAACAGCAGTAAGCTCGAAGCAGAATCAAAAAAATATCCCGAGCAGCAAGAGTTTAGCGACTTTTACTTTGGAAAAATAAAAGAAAACTTGCCCAAAAGCGAACTCAAAGAATACAAAGAGCTATGCCTAGGTTGGATTGCAAGAAATGGGTCAAAGCTAAGGCGTTTTCACTTATTAGGCGGCGAGCCTATGTACACAGAAGAGTTTAGTGATTTTATTAATGTGTGGAATGATTATCCTAATACGAATTTGATTCTTAATGTAGTTAGTAATGTTAATTTAAAACACAATCTATGGAAAACGCAAATTGATAAAGTTATTAATTTGGTTAGAAATAAAAAAATAAAAGACTTTGAACTAACTGCTAGTTTAGATTGCTGGGGACCAGAGCAAGAATATATTAGAACTGGTTTTGATTGTGCATTAGCAGAAAAAAACATATTGTACTATTTGTCGTTGCCCGAAGTCACATACTTGAATATCAACTCAACTCACAGTGCCTTGAGCTTATTAACTTACCATGAATTATTGGAAAAGAAAGCACAGTGGGAAGAAAAAACAAACAAGAGCATACGTTTGTTTAGCCAAGCAGTTGGCAGTAAACATGTAGATATTGGAACGTTAGCTGGCAATTTTTATGTACAGGCAGTAAAAAATATTTTAAAATCTCATCCACGTAAAACTTGGGATGATCAACAAGCATTAAAAGCAACCAATGGAATACTAAAAACTATAATAAACAGTGATCCAGATCCGGAAAAAATACAACATTTTTTAAACGTTTATAATGAGCTAGATAGACGTAGAAACACCAATTGGAAAGAAGTATTTCCAGAGTTTGCAGCAGAAATAGAGAAGTATAAAAAATGACATGGTATACTAAAGTAACTAGTAATATTTCTTATTTGCCTGACTTCATTGAATATTACAATACAGAACATATAAAAGCAAAATCAGAATGCCGAGTCAGTGGCATTGTTGAAAAGAACATCAGTGCACTTCCTGGTATTACTGAACATAGATTTAACCAACTTCAGGAAATTGAGGCTGTTCTAAATCATATGAATATACAATTAAAGAAAATTCGCAGGAAACATTTTCAAAAATACCTCGAGAATTATCAACGTGCTTTGAGTAGCAGAGATGCTGAAAAATATGTAGACGGCGAAGATGATGTAATTGATTACGAAACACTGATCAATGAAGTTGCACTGTTGCGAAACAAATGGCTTGGAATTATGAAAGGTCTTGATTCCAAGCAATGGCAACTTGGGCACATTGTTAAATTAAGATGCGCAGGCATGGAAGACATCTCTATCCAGTAAGGACACACAATGCAACCAGACAACGACTCACTAAAAGTTTTAAATCTTCTTGGCGAACACCATGAATTTATGGAAACTATAAAAAATGTTGCCGTAATAGATGATACCCATGGCAATGATTCTGCTTGGTGGAGTGATTATAGATATGATGACGAACAAACTAAATCTCATTATAATATAAGAAACTTAGTAAGAAAAAATCAATGCCGTGGTCAGAACAAGCGTTCTAATGTTAAATTCATTGAAACTAATATGAGCGATACTCGACAAGAACCTGGAAGTTTTGAAATTATTTGGGCTAACAATTGTTTACAACGTAGCAGTAATCCATTTCAAACACTATCTCATTGGTGGGATTTGCTTAAAGAAGATGGAATGTTGTGTTTGAGTGTACCACAAACTAACTACATCGACGACCTGGGGCGCTGGCAAGTAGAAAGCCGCAGCGGCGAATATTTTAGTTGGAATATGGTTAATCTTATACAAAGTTTAGCAGTATGTGGGTTTGATTGCCGCGACGGGCACTTTAAGCAACAACGCCATAATCCTTATCTTTGGGCAAGTGTGTACAAAGGTAGTGTACCACCACAAGACCCTGACAATACTAGTTGGTATGACTTAAAAGATTTAAACCTAACACCACTATGTCTCGACGAATGTATTAATAGATTTGGGTATGTAAAGCACGAGTTTCTGAGAGTAGAATGGTTGGACCATAGTGTTTACGACATTAGTCTTGAGAGTCTTCCTTAATCTTTGTTTAGGCAATAAAAA